CCTTGGTTTTGAGGTTGAAGAAGCCTTGGAGATGAGGCGTGCCTTCAGCTCCTGTTTCGCGTCCAACAACGGCGTATTTAGCGACGTTATGAAGCTTGTCAGTGATGGAAGTCCAATCATTTTCGGTGTAGTTGTTGAGAGTGAAGCACCAGCGGAACTTTGGAGGAGCTTGGGACATGGTGCTTCGCAGGAGCAGAAAAGTTGTGAAGAAATGAGGTCGAAATGACCGTGCAACGCGGTTTTATACCCGAAGAACGGTTGAGTTTCTGAAAATTCATGAAATTCATAAAAAGTCGGATTGGAAAAGTTTTTACTAAAAATAGAATGAGTCATATACTAAAAATAGAAATTACGTCATGTGTGAAGATGACGTCACTATAGAAGTAAGGAGGGCCATGACGTCATAAGAGAAGTCACTGACCGACATAAGTGTGCTGTGTATGAGCGCTGACAGCAACACCTTTCCGCTGTTCTAATTGAATATTCCCTTGCTGGTAATTAGGGTGCGGAGCTTAGGGTGCGGAGCTTAGGGTGCGGAGCTTAGGGTGCGGAGCTTAGGGTGCGGAGCTTAGGGTTAGTGTGTTAGGGTGCGGAGCAGGTTATAGATTAGTTCCACGGTGGCGGTCAGTATTACCCGCCACTTTGGATCTATTGATCTATGGATCTTTTTTTTTTCTATAAATAGAAGTAGTTAAGTATAGTTCTGTACAAGATGGCGAAACAACGTCGTATGCGGCGGGCGAGGCGTCCTGCCTACAAGAAGCGTCGAAATGTCAAGCGACGGAAGATCAAGCGTGTCAAGCGGACACTCGGGCTTAATCGACTCAAGCAATTCAGTGGTTTCCCCGCTGGCAAGATTGCGAAATTTAGGCTGTCGAACCGGGTTTTCTTGGACCCTATCGAGCCAGTTAGTTGGAGTAGTGCTGCTATTAGTGCTAATAATCCTCACAATCCTGCTGCGGGTGCTACTCAACCACGCGGTTGGGATCAGTGGACACAATACTACAACCATTATGTTGTGATTGGATCCAAAATTACATGTAGAGCAATTGTGAATAATCCAGGTACATCCGGAGCTCCTTGGAATGTACCTATAGCATTTGGCGTTAAGTTGCTTGATGCGCCTATTACTAGCCCTGTAGCATTATCTGCTAATAATTGGCAGTTTATTGACGAACTAGGATATAATCATAAGTTATGGATTCCTAATCAAAATGGTAACCGTCCTCAAGTTGTTACTGCTAGGTATTCTCCTAAGAAGTTTTTCAATATCGCCAACATTAAGGATAATCTTACTCGATTGGGTGCTGCTGTTGGCAATAGCCCTACAGAGCAAGCATATTATAACATGTGGTTTGCAACTATGAATAACGACCAGATTGGAACTGAATCTCTTCTTGTTCTTATTACTGTTGAATATATTGTACTCTTTAGTGAACCTAAGGAAATTGGTATCTCTTAATCGACCGGCATTTGAGGGGCTGGCGACAGCGGCTTTGGCGGGAGGTTGAGGAAAAAATTAAAAGTTTATTTTGACGATTTCATTTCCGTCCATTACGTCTTGTTCTTCGAGCTCGCCTTGTTCGTTGCGTACTAACCATTTGTAGGTTGTAATGCGTCTATGTATGGCGTCCTTTGCCATGCCTATCTTTTCGCTGTTGTACCATTCGTCAGCTCTGAGGTTGCTTGTTATAAATATACGTTGAGGTCTGGCGTTGACGAATCCTCCCTTAATGGGAACTCTGCATTCATATCTGTCAATAAGCTGTTTGAAAAGAGAGAATCGAATGTCTCCATGGAAGTCGTCGATAACCAGGTCGGATTCTCCGTCCCATCCGTCAAACCAGTCGCCCACGGGCTTGGTGTAGGCGGTCGGCGATAGTTCTCGAACTCTGGAGGATTTACCCACTCCTGGGGGTCCGCAGAAGACAATGACTTCGGACTTAAAGTCTCTAGGTTTGGGAGGTGCCACCAATTGTCTGTAGGATTCCAACCCTCTATGGTATTTGATATACTCAGTGGGAAACTCTTCTGCAACTCTCTTAAGTGAACCCCCAGACTCACGTAACAGTTCAGCAGCTCGGCGAAGGTCTGTGCGTTGACCTTGATTGACGGGCTCGCCGGTGCTCCATGTGTCGCCGTCCTTGGAGCAATATTCCTGGTTTTGTAGGTCGGAACCCTTGGCTTCCTCGAGGTGCGCTCTTTCGAAGCCTTGCCAGCGTTTGATAGCCGTAAGTCGCGCCTTGGTTTTGAGGTTGAAGAAGCCTTGGAGATGAGGCGTGCCTTCAGCTCCTGTTTCGCGTCCAACAACGGCGTATTTAGCGACGTTATGAAGCTTGTCAGTGATGGAAGTCCAATCATT